AACCGATGGCGATGCCGATTCCTTCCAGCGTGTTCTTGAGCGCACCGCTGGCGCCGGCGAGGCCCTGTGTGCGAGCCCTCGCCAGCTCGGCTGCCGTGCCCTGCTTTCGCTGGGCGGCAAATACCTTCAGCGTCTCCTTCGTCGTCAGCCGCGACAGGATGGACAGCGCACGCATTGCGTCCTGGCCGCCGAGGATCGCCAGCGCCGCGTCGCGCTGTGCCTTGCCCATCTTCTGAAGCGCAGCACCCAGGTTCGCGAACACCTCCGGCCGAATCTCGCCGTTCGCATCTCGCAGGTGAAGGCCCAGCTTGTCGAGCTCGGCCTGGATCTTCTTGGTCGGGTTGACGAGTCTCGTCAGCGCCGTACGCAGCGATGTACCGGCGTCAGAACCACGCAGGCCGGCTCGAGCGAGAATGGTGAGAAAGCCCGACGTCTCCTCCAACGTGAAGCCGACCTGACGGGCGATGGTGTTTGCCTGCTGCATGGCGATCGCCATGTCCGTGATCGAACCCTGAGAAGCGTTGGCGGCGTTGGCGAGCACGTCGGCGACGTGAGCGGCTTCCGAGCCGGCCAGCCCGAAGGCGTTGAGTGCAGAGGCGGCGATCGTCGTCGCATCAGCCACACTGACCTGCGCGGCGGTCGCCAGCTGTAGAACGCCGCGTGCGCCGGCGATCGAGTCTTCAACCGACAGGCCTGCCCTTGCCAGCTGCGACATCGCCTCGGCGGCGTCGCCGGCCGAAACTCCTGGCAGGCGAACGTCAGCTCCCAGCTGTCGGGCGGTGGCGGCGACGCGCTCGAGCTCGTCGGCGGTCGCGCCGGTGACGGCTCCGAAGGTGGCGATCTCCGTCTGGAAGCTCGCGAACAACTGCAGCGACTTGGCGAAGGAGACGATTGCTGCGGCGCCGATCAGGAAGCTCCTGGAGGCAGCCAGAGTCGCCCCGCGAACGCCACCGAGCTGCAGCGTGGAGGCAAGGGCACCGCGACGCAACTGCTCCTGCGCGCGCGCGGACGCCCGTGCGCCCGACAGCGCCGCCGCTGTCTGCGCCTTCTGTGTTCGTTGGATCGCCGCGGACTGTTTGAGAGCAGCTGCCTCGGCGGCTTTCGCTTGCTCGATCCGCGCCGCTGCCAGCGCCCTCTCGTCAGCAATCTGCGCCAGGGTGGCGTTACCAGTCCTGATTCGCGCCTCGGCCAGCAGGATCTCTTGCTTGGCGGCGTTGGCCGTTTCGACGTTGCCCGCTGCCTGTTCTGCAGTCAGTGAGGCTTGAAGCTTTGCGATCGCTGCCGTATCGGCCCTGATCCGTTTTTGCACCGCTTGCTTCTGGGAATCGGCCGCGATCGTGCGCGCCGTGGCCGCGGCAACGGCGGCCTGGGCATCGGCGCGGAGCTTGTCCAAAACTGCAAGCTCCTTTGCCTGCGCAAGTTCAACCGTGCGGGCGGCGACGAGCTCTTGGGTGATCGCAACGTTCGCCTGGGCACTCGCAATGAGGCCCTTCGCCCTGGTGGCTTCCGCGGCAGCAAGCTCCTTGCTCGCTGCGGCATCGGCCTGACGAGCCGCCACGAGGTTCGCCTCTGCCTGCGTGACAGCCTGCGTGGCAGCAACCTCTTGCGTCTTGACTCGAATAATCGCCTGATTGGTGATCGCCTGCTTCGCCTCGAAGTCCGTCAGCAGCTTCTTCTGCTGCGCGGCGATCTTGGTTGCGGTGCCGTTCTCTTTCAGCGCGACGTTCTGCGTCTTGATCGCCGCCGTCGCCTTCTGCGTCTCGCCGGCGATCTGCTTGACGGCCCTGGTGGCGCCGACCTGCCGCGCGGTCACGGGCACGTCGAAGACGCCGGCCGTCTTGATCGCCTTCTTGACTTCCCGCTTCAGCTCAGCGCCGAACTTGCTCGTGTCCGGCCTGATGAGAACGGTTGCTGAAGCAACAGGTTCAGGCACCGACGCCTCCCATCAGTTTCGAGAGCTCACGAAGCGAGGCATCGTTGTCAACCTGGAGAGGCTGATCCGAAGCCACGTGATTTTCTCCCGTGGCTTCGCTCAGACCTATCGCTCGATCGACGTTCTCGGTGGCGGTCACCAGGTCCATACCCACCGATTCGTAGGAAGCGACGAGATGGGCGTAACCAGCGTCGAGGAAGTCCCGCATCGTCATCTCGCCGGGCCTCCCCCCCGCTAGCGCGACCTTGCCGAAGATGGCGTGGCGGTTCTCCCACGCCCAGCCGCCGAGGGCGCGGGCTGCGGCGTAGGGTAACCCGACTGCACCTCGACCATCCAGCGCAGAATCTCGTTCATCTGGCCGAGCGAGACCGGGTTCTCCTCACGGGCGCGCAGCTCGTCCCAGCGCTCAGAGGCGCCGTTCGTCTGATCGAGGAACAGCTTGATCTTCGAGTCCGTGTAGACGAGCGCGTCGACCGACTTCTCGGGTGTCTCCTCGTCCTCCCAGGAAGCGATCACCTCGGGACGCACCAGCCGCATCAGGAACTTCTCACCCCCGATTGTGAACTCCAGATCCTGTGCGAACTCTTGATCAAAATCACGTGCCATAGGAACTCCTTTCAGGTCCCGAGTGTTTCTTCATAGCCGTCGAGCGAGACGGTGAAGGCCAATGTCCAGCCGGCGCAGCCGCCCTCTGGTCCGAGTGGACGAAGTCCGTCCCAGTGAACCTCGCCGCAGTAAGAGAACAACTGCTTCGCCCTGACGAGATTCCAGACATGGTTCCAGAGGGCCCAGCCATCGGCAAGCAGCTGCTCTGAAGCCGCTGTCAATTCAGCCAACGCGGGCAGGTTGCCTGCGCCGTCGATGATCGGCACGCAGCGCGTGATCGTGACCGTCAGCGCGACGTGGTTCATGCGCGACATGCGGTGGCGCGTGCCCTTGCCCAGCCCGCCGGGCACGGTGTCCGCCTCCACGATCGCCGGTACGTGCACCGTCAGCTGATCGCAGCAGTCGAGCGCCGGCAGGTGAGGAGAGATGAAGGAGCGCTCAGGTGCGCCGAGCAGACCCGGAATCGCAACCGGAACCGTGTCCAGCGCGTCGATGGACGCCTGGAGCAGATCGTCCGCCAGCGTCTCGAGGTCGCCGGGTCCCGTGCCAGCCATTAGACAACGTTCCCGTGGCGCCTCCGCATGGCGCGACCCATCCAGCTAGCGAGGCGCTCATCTTCTGCTTTTCGAGACAGCCGCTGCTCCATCGACTTCGAGTTCTTCGTCCCGATCTCTGCAACCAGCTCGCCGGCTTCGGTGCGATACGTCGGCTCCTTGACGAAGTCGCCGAAGCCGCGCATGACGTTGCGAGCTTCCTCTTCGAGCTCGAGCGCGGTCTGCTCCGCATCCGCCTTCAAGAACTTGCCGACTGCACCCGTCGGGCTGTGCAGCAGCTGATCCATCGCCGAGCCGTTGAACTCGAAGTCGCTCATACCGGCTGCGGGAAACGCTCCGATGCCACCGGCGACCAGATCACTGGCCCGCGCTGCAGGCCGGCGGGGTTGAAGGTGGACAGGAAGGCGTCGACCAGCGGCATGCCGGTGTGCCAGCCGGTGCCCTTGACCCAAGCCGTCACGGCGTTCAGGTCGACGATGATGCCCTGGCGGGTGACGCGCGAGACGCCCTTGGGTAGATCGCACTCTTCGCCGTTGCATTCCTTCAGCAGTTCCTTCGCCAGCTGAGCCGCGGCCAACTTGCCGATCTCGGGCGGGTAGCGCCCGTAGGTGTAGGTGATCGAGAAGGTGCCGTCCTCGGAATCGTCCAGCGTCACGTTCTGGCAGGAGGGCCAGCCGCGATGCAAGACCGGCGGCCCAGGATCGTCGAGGCGCTGAAGGTACTTCTCTCGGACGACGCGGTAGGAATCTGGATCGACGACGTCGCCGTCGATCTTCACCTCGACGATCGTGCGCACGGGCGAGTAGAGCTTGATGATGCTCTCCCCCGTGCAGCCACAGTCATCCTCTCCGCAGCGCCAGGAGCCGAGGTCGTCGCGCCAGTGGACGAGGTGGCCGCGAGACAGCACCTGCCAGCCGCAGGAGCAAGCCGTCCGGCAGGGGCGTACGTTGATCGGGCCGCAGAGGCCCGAGAACCTTCGCCCGGACAGCGAATACATAATCTCCGAACCCACCTGCGCCCAGTAGTCGAGGTCGGGCCCCGACGTCGATTCCTCGACTCCGCAGGCGACCAAATCCTCGCCAGAGATCCAAGAGGTACAAGGGCCGAGCTCCGTGCCCGCCGGCGTCGAAGGAGTGGAGATCGGCAGATCCTCGGTGACGATCAGCTCATCGGCAGCCCAGTGGTTGTCGCCGTCGTCCCAGACCACCGTGTATTGGCCGGCGCTCGGCTCGGCTGTCAGCGTCACCTGATAGATGCCGGACCCGGCTGGGTCTTCGATGATCCCTGCCGTCGTACGCGGGGTGACGGTGTTGCCAACGTTGTCGACGACACGCACACCGATGGTTCCCACCAGTCCGGTCGTGCCGAAGTCGACCACCGCCTCGAAGTTGGCCGAGGGGAGGCTGTAGATCACGCCGTGATCCTACGGCTTCGTTCGGCTATCAGGCGCTGAGGTACAGGGCTGCGAGCGCGGCGGATCGCTTCTTCTGATCCTTCGCGGCATCGCCGGTCTGGTCGGCGAAAACGGCCACGTTCTTCTGCCCGAAGCTGGACCCGTCGAGCAGCGTGGCAAGCTCCCCGTTCGTCAGCGTGATCCCGTCCTTGTACGAGTACGCCTCGACATCGGTGCCGCCACCGTTGATGTTCGCTAGCTGCTGGTCAGACCCGTTGACGACTGTGTAGTTGACCACGTGCTCTCCTTTCTACAGGTTCACTCGGATGGAAAGACGCCCCAGAAGGCACGGCCGCAGGCGCCCCCCTCATTGATCTCACCGCTCGAGCCGACGTGCCCCAGCCAGAGCTGGAGCTCGTCCTGGTGGAGTTCGTGAGGATGGCCGTCGTGGGGCGGAAGATCGAGCCACTCGAAGATGCGAATCCGTTTCGCGCAGCGGCGGCTCTCGCGGACGACGAGCTCGGGATCGCGGACGTGCTGGAGGACGTTGTAGATCCACACCTCGTCAGCGGAACGATCGGGCACGTTGGGCAGGAAGTCCTCCGCGTACTCGAGCACCCAGTTGATGTCCGCCTCGAGGTAGCGCATCGCCACCCACTGTGGGAATAGGCAGGGGTCGATAACCCCGAGCGATCCAGGGTTTCGGCACTTCAGGAGCAGCGAGCAGGGACCGCCGCCGATGTCGAGGATGGAGTAGCCACCGAGGTCGATCTCTGGCCCCGGACCGCCGAGATCCATTAGGACCAGCTGCATGTAGCGGGCGTACACCAGCTGCTTCGTTTCCTCCCCGTAGGTGTTCTTGCAGTCGCCCCACCAGGCTGCCTCGAACTGCTGCTCCTCCGAGATGGTGGTCACGGTGCCCATCCTAGAAGTGCGTCGTGACGACGACGCAGCCGTGCCCACCGCGACCGCCGAAGCCATTCGCCGCGCCGCCACCGCCGCCACCACCGCCGCCGGGGAATCCTCCGGTGCCACCAGCGGCGATGGAAGCTCCTCCGCCGACGCCGCCCGAGCCACCGTAAGGCAGCCTTCCAGATGTCCCCCCCGAGGCGCCCTGCGCGGAGTTGACGCCCGCCATTCCGCCGCCCATGCCAGATGCGGAGATGTTCGTGTTCGTGCGCCCGCCCGAGCCACCGCCACCACCCCTCATGCTGTCTCCGTTCGCGCCGAGACCGAGGCCCGCGTCGGTGTCGCCGCCCGACTCACCGCCGCCGCCTCCGAAGTCCCCCTCGGAGCCGCCAACCGGTGCTGTCGTTCCCGATCCGCCGGGAGCGCCACCGTTGGCGTTCGCCCGAGCAGCCTGCGCGTCATTGAGTTCGCGCCGGGTGGTACTCACGGGCGGCGAAGTCGTTCCGCTGCCGGAGCCGCAGCCGCCATTGCCACCGTCGGCCGAGGCAGCCGCCGTTGCCGCCGTCCCAGGGACGCGAGACGTGTTCGTCAGGGGGCCGGGGTTGCTCTTGTCGAACTCCGACAGGGTGCCCATGTTCCCGGCCTGGTTGAGCGCCGTACCAGCCGCGCCGCCAGCGCCGGCTATGAGGACGACCGATGTGGGCAGGTCCGAAGCGTTGTACCACGCCTCGGCGTAGCCGCCACCACCACCGCCCCCGCCGCCCGCCGAGGTGACCGCACTCTGGCCCCCGGAGCCGCTACCGCCACCGTCGCACAGCTGCACGAAGACGCGCCGTGCGCCCGACGGCTTGATCCATCTGTCCTGAGCGTTCGTCGGGGAGCCGATGAAGATCTGGGTCTGAACTCCGCGGGCAGCGGGCATGAAGGATGACGTGTCGGCCGGAAGGAAATGAATGCGGGTGCAGAGGTCGTAAGACGTGTTCGCCCAGGTGACGGTTGTCGCGTCTACCGACCCCTCTCCATCCTTCACACCGGAGGCCATGTAGAGGAAGCCGCCCGTGCCATCGGTCGTGCCGTCGTCGAACTGCTCGGTCAGGGAGGAGAGACTCGCGTTCGTCAGGGCGGAGCCTTCGGCGCTGGCGTTGTCTGCGCTCCCGGCGAAGATGTCCACGACGAGGACCGCGTCACAGAACGTCTGTGAGGCAGGACTCGTCCCAGTAGTCGAGGTAGTGAACTTCCAGTTGTTTCCGCCGAAGGCGAACGGATCGTCTGCGTCCTGGGCGCCTCGCACCGCGAACATAAAGCCGTAGGTGTGATCACCGGTGTCGACAAGCGTGGGCGCGGACTCAGCGCCGTTGTCACGCTTCCAGAAGATGCAGAGCCGGTTGGCAGTCGCGAATGAAGCGGTATTCAGTCCGTTCTGCGGACCGAGTTGCGTGTAGCCAGCGGGAGCGGCTACCAGCCCGTCATTCGATGTCTGGAGGACGAGGACGAGGATGTCGTCGGCAGCGTGCGTGCCGGGCAGCGTTGCGGTCGGCGTGCCGGTACTCGAGAACTCGGCGCCGACCGAGATGACCTCCGGGGCCGTCGGAGCAGCCGCTGCCCCGGTCGCGCCTGTGGCACCCACGCCGGTAGCTCCGGTAGCTCCGGTGGCACCGTTGGCACCCGTTGCGCCCGTGGCCCCGGTCGCGCCGGTGGCGCCCGTGTTCCCGGCACCAGTAGCCCCCGTGCTGCCGACCGGGCCAGTCGCGCCGGTGATGCCTATCGGGCCGATGATGCCGTCTGGCCCGACGGGGCCGGTAGCTCCTGTCGCCCCGTTCGCCCCAGTGGCACCGGTCGCCCCCTGCGCTCCGGTCGCTCCCGTCGAACCCTGAGCGCCCGTCGCTCCGGTAGCGCCCGTCGCTCCCTGCGTGCCGGCGGTGCCCGTCGCACCGGTAGATCCCTGGGCGCCAGTAGCGCCGGTTGATCCCTGAGCGCCTGTGGCACCTGTGGCGCCCTGAGCTCCAGTCGCCCCGGTGATGCCGGTGGGCCCGGCCAGACCATCGAGGCCGATAGGACCAGTCGCCCCGGTCGCGCCGGTCGTACCCTGCGCTCCCGTCGCCCCCGTCGTCCCTTGCGCCCCGGTGGCCCCTGTCGCGCCATTCGCGCCAGTCGCCCCTGTCGTCCCCTGCGCGCCCGTGGCTCCCGTGGTGCCCTGGGCGCCCGTGGCGCCGGTAGTGCCGACCGCTCCCGTCGCCCCCGTAGATCCTTGAGCTCCCGTGGCACCAGTGGAACCCTGCGCGCCAGTCGCCCCCGTAGCGCCATCCGCTCCGGTGGCACCCGTGACCCCGACCGGGCCGATGATCCCATCCGGCCCGACTGGTCCCGTAGATCCCGTAGCTCCTGTAGATCCCTGCGCTCCCGTTGCTCCGGTCACGCCTACGCCGCCGGTCGCCCCGGTCGCCCCGGTCGCACCCTGCGTACCGGCGCCCGTCGCGCCCGTGGCGCCAGAGCCTCCCACCGATCCGGTAGCGCCCGTCGTGCCAGCGCCGGTGGCGCCCGTGGCGCCCGTGGCGCCCTCGGAGCCCGTAGCCCCGGTGGCGCCCTGCGTTCCTGATCCAGTGGCACCGGTGGCACCAGCGCCGCCGGTCGCTCCGGTGGCCCCTTGCGTGCCAGCACCGGTAGCGCCTGTGGCACCTGATCCCGTAGCTCCAGTGGCTCCGTCTGATCCAGCGCCTCCTGTGGCTCCTGTCGCACCAGTAACTCCAGAACCTGTAGCGCCAGTGGCGCCGGTAGCGCCGTCAGAACCAGCAGACCCAGCAGAGCCGGTGGCGCCTGTCACACCTGCGCCGGTAGCGCCGGTAGCGCCAGTCGCTCCGACGCCGGCGACGATCGCTTCGGGAACCCACCTCTGGGCGCCGGCGTCCCAGGTCAGCGCGTCGTTGTCGGCCGGCGGCGTCGAAACAACATCGACATCGAAGAGCTCGCGCAGCCTCCGAAAGAGACGGAGGGCGGGCATAGGGTTACTACGCCCGCCCTTCCGTTACTAGCTCGTCGAGGTTACGGACTGCGCAGCGCAGTCTGCTGTCGGCGGTTCGACGTCCGTCTTCCAGTAGGCACCATCGCTGATGTCTGAGCCGTCTGGCGGACCGTCACCGTAAGGGCCGTCTCCCCAGTTCGAGTTCGTGCGGGAGAAGCCGTTCAGCGAGATCTGCGTGGCGTCCTCACCGAAGGTGTTGTCGGCCAGCGACCAGGAGGTCGAGGGGAACACCCAGTGAATCCAGGGGAACGCCCCGTCCTGGCCTGAGCCAACAACGTGCTTCGTCCAATACTCGAAGGCGACCGAAGGAAGGTCGTCGTCGCAGTCGAGCGAGGATGGGAACACGAGGCCGACGACATCGCCTGAGTCGTCGATCGTCTCTCCACCCAGCAGGAACGCCTCCATCTCGGGCTCGAGTGCAGCCTTGTTGAAGCTGAACTCGAACCAGTTGAAGGTGTCAGGGAACTTGAACCGCGCGACCGAGCAACCACACCCGTTCCGAACCGAGACCGTGTTACCGCTCTCGATGTTCGGCGTCAGTGTGATCTCAATCGGGCTGTCCGTGACGTACGACATGGAGCCTGCGACCACGTTGCCAGCTGAATCGACCACCGTGAGACGCACGGCGCACAAGCCGAATGAAACACCACAATTTACGGCCATTGACCTATTCCTCCTTTCGCCTCGTCGGTGGTCAAGCCGCTAGTCCCAATCCACGAGAACGCCGACCTGGAGGGCGGTGTCCCATAGGGCAAGGACAGGTCGCTCGGCACGGAAGGTGACCGTGTTGTCCGAGCGGTCGAGGGCTTCGGCAATCGGCGGCACGGTGATCTCTCCCAGGTACACGCGCACCGGTCCCGTGGCGAACATCCAGTCCTGATCTGCGGCTGGTGTGGAGCCACCGTCGGGGTCGGTGTCGATGTAGCCCGAGCCAGAGACCACTGGTGTCCCCGAGCCGGTCGTGTAGAGCTGCCCTTCATCCGAGTAGGTGAGGGCAGGGTTGAGCGCCGCCAGCGTGCCCGGAGCGGCATGGATGACTCCACCACGCCCGGTGCCGGCGATTGCATCCTCGAGGTAGGCCAGCGCGACGGCGGGAGACTCTGTAGCGCCTCCCAGAATCGTCAGGTTGGCATCCCCGAAGAAGGGGTTGTTCGTCAGCGGTGCGTTGTCGAAGCCCTGGGCGAGAACCTGCTCGACGCCGTGCGACGTCGTCACGTCCAACGTCACCACCGCCATCTCGGCCAGGTCTTGCCAGCCGAGCGACGAGCAGGTGACGGGCAGGTAGAGGACGAAGGGATCGAAGCTCGCCTGCGGGCGATCCTCGCCTTCGGCCTTCTCCCGGAACGTGCCTTCTGAGCAAAGTCCCCAGGTCTCCGGCGTTGCCTCCGGGTAGCCGAGCAGATTGACGCCATTCAGCCAGCGCTCCGTCTGATCGAGCACGCCCGGTACTTCCAGCAACGTGTGCTTGCGACGAACAGGAGGGGGACCGACGAGGTCGCGCCGGATACCTACCCCGGTGATAGCCATCTCGTCAGTCCCCTCCCTCTAGCTCCTAGTCGCAGGTCCGCGCGGTTCCGGCCGGTGGGAACTGGCCGACTGCGCAGATGTCAGATGTCACCCAGTAGGCGGCCTGTTCGGGGCCGATGCGGGCGACGTTTCGGAAGACTTCCGAGAAGATCTGGAAGTCGTTGGTCGAGTTGAGCGTCGAGTCACGGACGATGCCCAGGTTGAGCTCACCCATGTCCAGACCGAGGAACGTGCCCTCGGGGTGGATGGCCCACTGGATGTTGTCCGGGAACGGGTCGATGGCCGCGGCTGTCTGAGCCGAGTCGGCGATCTGGGTCGTTCCTGTCGACGGCGAGTCGAGGTAGTAGACCGGCTCGATGCCCGCCGAGCGGAGGTAGCTGTCGATGTCGCCGCGGGTGCGATAGCGCGTGTCCAGCTGGTTCTGGATCGTGTCCAGAAGCAGGATGTCCAGCGTCACCGCCGGCAGGAACGCCCGGAAGCGCGCCTCCCTCGGCAGACGCAAGCGCGACCGCATTCCGAAGGCAGACTTCGTGATGGCGTCCACCACGTAGATCAGCCCGCCCAGCGTCTCGGCGCCGTTCGTCACGTTGATCGACAGCGCCTTGATCCGATCGAGCATCCGCGTCTCAGCGGCTCGAGCTCGCTCGGCCATCGTCAGCTCCATCTCGTGCCGGATCTTCTCCGGCCAAGACATCGCCAGCAGGTTCCCGAACTCACGGCAGGCCGCGATGATGCCGACCGCCGTCTCCGTGTAGTCCGGGCAGTCGACGTCCAGGCAGGCCTTCGTTGCGAAGGTGCCGCCAAGGGCGTCGTCGGACTCCTCGATGATCGTGATCGCGCCGGTTGCGTCGCCCATCGTGGTCGGCGTCGGGACGTTGATGCCGCCCCTGTTCGCCCGGAACTTGGGCAGCGCGTCCCAGACCGGCTCCGCATCCGTTGCCAGCTGCGGCATCGAATAGATCGGAGTCAGCGGGGCACAGAGCCCACCGGAGGCCACCAGCACGTCGAGTGCGCGGTGTCCCAGGTAGGGGCTACCGATCTCGCGGATCTTCTCCGCGTTCTCGGCGCCGTCACGACCGAGCGTGCGCTCGGGCGGGTAGTTGTCGCGGTAGTCGATCGAGGCCACGATGTGCTTGACCTCTCCGACCTTCGGGTCCGCAACAGAGTGCACCGGCGAGCCCAGGGCGCGAGCAGTTCTGGAGATCGCATCCGCGATGTCCTCGTCTGACTCGAACTTCTGGCCCGGCGTGGTCGTCGGGACAAGACCGGAAGCGACGAAGCTCAGCTCCTTCGTTTCCGTAACAACGACCCGATCTGCTGCTGGAGCTGGCGGCCGGCGAAGAGTGACCTTGACCTTCTCGTTCGCTTCGGTCTCGGCTGCGGCGAGGACGAGCTCGCGATCCGCTGCTGGCTCCTCCACCTCAGTCTCCGCGCTTGCCTCTGACTCTGCAGCCTCTTCCTCACCCTCTGCTGCTTCGCCTTCTGCTTCCTCTGCCTCGCCTTCTGCTTCGGCCTCCTCCTCATCGCCCTCGGCCTCTGCCTTGGGGAAAAATCGAGAGGCGACCTCTGCCTTCGTCGAGACGTACTGCTCCTGCGCCTCGAGGCGCGTTGCCTTCTCGGCACGGAGCTGTTCGACCTGCTCCGCACCCATCTGGTACTGCTCGATGATCTGCTCGCCGGACAGGCCCTCCAGGAACTTCTCGTCGTCGGCGTCGATCAGCCGCGCCGCCTGAAGGTGCTCGTCCTCGAGACCCTGCAGCTCGTCGTCGGAGAGCTCGGCTAGAGCTTCCGGAAGAGCTGGAAAGAGTGAATCCATGGGTGCCTCCTGGACGACGTAACCAAACGTCGCCGACTCCTATGGATTCGGCTCACCCGCCAGTGGCTATGCCTCAGGCGTGTTGTCGGGTTTGTAGCACACCTGGGCGGACGTCACCAGTCATAGGCGTCTGCATCTTCGGCGAGAAGTAGCGCCTTCCAGCCCTCGACGGTTCTCATGCCCTTGACGCTGGGCACGCCCAGGTGCTCGACGAGCGAGGGCACGGTGACCATGAACGACTGCTGCGTGCGCTTCGCCCACTGTGCGCAGATGCCGTCGTCGGCCCGCGGGTTGGGATAGCCCCGGAGCTTCACGTCCGTCTTCGTCCACTCCAGGAACTCCTCGGCCTTCTGCCGAGGCCAGAGGCAGGCGACGAGTGGAACGAAGGGCGCGGGGTAGAGGCCCACGTAGGGCTGGCCTCTTGCAAAGGCCCTACGTGCTCGTGCCGCCGCGCCCACCGGCTGTTTAGCAAGAAACAGGCAGACCGGCGTTTCTGGGTTGGTCGCGGCGATCCTTCGTAGAGCGTCCGCGAAGTTCTGCACGGGCATTGCATCATCCTGGATGATCAGCAAGTGATCGCAGGGAGGGATGTCCGTCAGGCAGAGCTGATAGCCGGCCCAGGGAGACGGCGGCACCGACTCGTGCTCGATCACCTCGACGGGTAGCGGAGCCAGCGCGGCGAGCTGTGCTTCCCTAAGCTCTCGCCGCGCCGGGTAGGCCTGGACGCGGCAGCGGATCAACCGACCCAGTTGGCGCCGAAGAGCAGGAACAGCACGAAGCTGGCGGCAATGGCGACTCTTGCCAGCGTGTCGAGATTGATTGGCATCTTCCCTCCTTAGCGAACGATGCGGTAGCCCGAGGAGAAGTCCATGTTGATGTTCTGGCCGTTAGGAATGACGGCGGCACCGTCAATCAGCAAGTCGTAGTAGGTGATGGGTACGAGGTTGGCGTCCGTACCGCCGGTAGTGTCCGAGTCGTAGGCGAGCACGGCCTTGCGCCAGGAGTCGCCGGCCACGATCGTCGCGAACACCTGCACCGGCGTTCCCAGCTCGAGCAGCGTGAAGTGGTCCGACGTGTCCACAGTCGGCGCGGCGATGTCGGCGTCGGTGATCGTCTTGCGCGCGTAGCCCGCGTTCGTCACCTCTGCGGAGGCACCAGCCAAAATGGCGTCCACTGTCGCGTAGGCACGCAGCGTGTCGTCGATGACGAGCCCGGTCGAAGCGAGCACGAGCAGGATCAGCGCGGAGTTGGCCGGGTCGTTGTTGTTGACCCGGTAGTGGAACTCGACCTCCCTGCCCTTCGCGATGTCGAAGACGCCGGAGGCCATTAGAGGTCTGTCGTCACCACGGGCACCATCGTCACTGTCTGCGCGGCGCCATCGAGGTTGATGCCGACCTGCGGCACGTCGCCGGCCTGGCCAGCGACCAGCACCATTCTCACCGTCTGCCCATTTTCGTCGACAGTGACGGGCGGGTTAGGGACGGTGGCGGCCAAGTCCCGAGGCGATCAGCGCCTTGCGGCGCAGGTAGGAGCGGCCGCGGACAGTGCCGATGCGCAGGCCGAGCTCGTGCCGGCGCTCCTCGTAGTCGAACTGCTCGCCGGTGAAGTCGCCGGAGAGGATGATCGCTGCCACGTCACCCGATGCTGTGACGGCCAGCGGAATGGGGAAGCCCGGTACGGGGACCGCTAGGGCGGCAACCAGCTTCCCATCCCGCCAGTCTCCAGAGGGCGGGTTTGCTCTCAGGTCGCGCAAACCCTCGCCTGAGATGTCGTTGCGAACCACCCCCGAGAGCCAGATGCCGTAGGTGCCGTTGCGGGCACGAACGAATGCACCGACCTGTCCTGTGTGGTCGTAGTGTGCGCGCGCGGCATCCGCGTCCGCGGTCAGCGGTGCATGAGGTCCGCCGAATGTCACCTTGCCGACCGCGATCTCGTCGCCCTCTGCGGTTTCCAGTCGGCCGAGATGGAAGCCCGAGTAGTCGGCATCCACCGGCGCCTGGATGCACTCCGAGAGCGCGCCGTTCATGCGACCGATGTGACAGGAGCCCCAGGGAGCGAGGTGTCCGTAAACCCGGCCGTCTGCGGCCACCGTCAACGGGGTAGGTCGGGTGGCCTCGGGTTGATCGAACCACTCCCTAGGGGGCTTCAATGGGAAGGCCGCCACGCTCACGATCGTAGTCGACTCAGAGGACATTGGGAATCTCGTTCTGCTCGATCAGCCCCGTGAAGCCTGGCGGCAGCTCCGGCTGACGAGGCTCGAACAGCGTGTGCGCGGCGTAGGTCTCGAGACGCTGGCAGAGCACGGTGGCCTGCGTTTTCTCGATGCCCCATTCCTCGAGGATGCCCATGAACTCATCGGTGCCTCCACGCACGAGGTTGATCGGATCGTGCTCTCCCATCTCCTGTAGCTGCTCCAGTCCGAGTGCGGAGGCGACCAGCGAGTTGGGGATGCCTTCGGTCTTCTCGGCGCACTCCTCGCAGGACGTATGGTGAGAGCGGAGTCGCGCGCCCGCCTTTGCCCGGCACTGGCGCAAAGCCATGGCCGCCGCGCCGAGGATGGAGGCGGTGCGCGCCTCCTCGCGCGAGACGACTCGCCCCGGCTTCGGTGACGGCGGTCCCTGAGAAGGATCTGGCTTGCCGTTGGCCGTCGGCGGCGGCCCGGTCGGGAAGGGCGCCGGCGACGGAGCTTCGATGTCGAACGAGTCCTGGATCAGCTGCGGGTTGCGCGTGATGATGGAAGCGATCTTCTGGAGCTCCTCGTCGGAGGGAGCATCCTTCTCGGAGAACCCGGTCTGCTCGCGCAGCGCGTCCCAGGAGAGGCCGCCGACCTTGAACACCTCCAGAGCGTCGGCGGAGCGATCAGGGCTGACGACGACCTGCGAGTCGTCGAAGGCGATGACGACGTCCTCCCAGGTCTCGCCCGCTTCCTGCAGCGCCGGCCGCAGGTAGGCCTCGTTCAGGTCGTCCACGAACTGCTCGGCGCGGGTGACGCCATGCGAAGCCCACATGTCGTGCTGCACCTGCTTGGCCGTCCAGTGGTTCGCGTCGCTCATGCCCAGCAGAACCTCGGGCGGCATGTCCAGGCCGAGCGCCAGACGCTTGACGGCCTCCACGCGCAGATCGCGCTCCAGGTAGTCGGTCTGAGGATCGTGCATCTGAATCCACTTGATGCCGTCCTTGATCCACTCGTAGCCACCCTCCAGGAGGAAGGGCACACGTGCCTCTGCCGAGCCGGGGTTCTCGATCTGCGCCTTCAGATGTTCGATGAAGGAGCGCAGGAACGGATTCGCCTCTGGGTCGTCATCCGCACCACCGATGTCGGGGTTGGGTGAAATCTCAGAGGCGATCGCCAACATGCCGTTGGTCAGGCGCGTGACCGCGGTCGCGCGCACCGACGCCGTCAGCAGCACGAGCTCTTCTGCGATGTCGAGCACGGCGCGCATCGGCGAGTCGGCGTTGTCGCTCATCGCCGGGTGCGAGGTCCACATGCGGTAGCCCTCGGTCTCGCCTTCGCCCTCGACGCGCTTGCCGGCGCCGCTCTCGCGATACATCTTGCCGGTCGTGGTGTCGCGCTTCACTTCCTCCTTCCACAGGAAGCGCCAGCGCTCGGTGGGCTCGTCGAGGTTCGAGCCGTAGAGCACGCCCTCGCCGGTGACGAACATCAGCCGGCCGTAGTCGTACTGCAATCTCGAGCGCCCGCCGCCGGGGTCCTGGATGCGGTTCAGGAGCTCGACCGGAGCGCCCTCCTCGATCGGCTCCGTCGTTCCGTCGGGCAACTGCCGGGCCGGGTAGCAGCGAACGCGCGAGAGCTGCCGCGCGTAGAACTGCGAGGCGTAGCGCAGCTCACCGATGCGGTCGTAATACTCGAGAGCTGATCGCTGCCAGGCCGAGCCCGAGTGATCCGTGGACGCGGGCGACGGTCGCCCGCTCAGCTTGAAGGCCGAGCTGACGAGCGCGCGGCGAGGCCGCGAGAACAGGGCCACTTACTTTCCTGGTTTGGCTGGCTTGGGCTTACCCTTGCAGCCACAGCGAAGTCGCACGTCCACGACCCGGATTGTAGGGTCAGTCGTCGGATGCCGCACGCTGGATGAGCGGGACGAGCGCGGCCACCGCCACTAAAGTGGCGATCGCCGTCACCGTCTGCGGCCAGAACTGCCACGCTCCCCACCAGCCCAGAGCAACCCAGAAGCCGAGGCAGTAGGGACACTCCAGGAACTCCTCGAGGCTTCCCCGGTGACCGCCGGCACGGTTCAGTAGGTAGCGCCGCGGTCGGTCGAGGATCTGGTCGGAGGCCAGCAGGCACCAGGTCCGCCATGCGGCCAAGCCGAGCAGGGCGAGCTCGTACCAGCCGGGGACGTTCACGCGAGCGGCGGCCGGCAGACGAAGCGCAGGTCGCTGCGGTAGTGCAGCGACAGCGGCATCGGTCCCGCCTCTTGCCCGTGCGAGCTCCAGATCGAAGCCGTCGCCGTCCCACCACGGCGGCAGAGCGTGACGTGCCCCGAGTAGTGGGCGAGGTCTCCGGTGCGATAGGGCTCCGAAACTCGCGGGTGATCGTCCTCGTACCAGTCCGTGTTCCCGTAGCCAGTCCACCTCTGAATCGCAGGGTCGGGGACGGCGAGGCCCGTCTTGTCCTTCGCCCACTTGTAGGCCTGGATCACGTAGCCCGAGCAGTCGGACCAGATGTAGCCGGCCAGCGGGTCGATGGTGATGTCGACGGGTCTGGCTTGGCGGTAGTGCCAGTCGTCCTCATTGCTCTCGGCCAGCTTGCAGAAGTTCGCGATCGCGCTGCGGATGTCGTCCTCGTCCGGTGTGTGGTCAGCCTTCCACTCCGCTTGCAGCAGGCCGAGCGCGAATTTGTCGAGCGCGTACTCGCCGGCGTGCGGCTTTCCTGTCGGCACCTTCGCGTAGCGGATCATCTTCCACGACTGGCGGCCGTAGACGCCGTCAGCGGGCATGTCCTCGTCCAGCTGCCAGTGCCGGTAGGCCTTATCGAAGGTCTGGCCGGCGGGCCACTTGGGAGTGAACTCGGCTCCCTTCCACTCCATGTAGCCGAGTCGCGAAATCGCTCGCTTGAGAGCGATCACCGTCGGCCCCTCCGAGGGGAACTTCGTCGCCGTCGAGGAGTACGGGCCCGTGTACGGCGCTTGCTTCTCGGTCAGCATTTAGCCGGGGTAGACGGGTAGGCCGGGAAAGAGCGAGCGCGCCATCTTGTAGGCATAGCCACGGTTCTTGTAGCCCTCGCCCGAGTTGGCAACCTCCTGACCGTTGGCAGCCTTCGCCGACCACCACCAGCCATCCTCGCGCTTGGAAACCGCGAGCCAGTCAGCGACCGTCTCCTTCTTCTTCTTGGCTGGGGCTTTCTTCTGGGCCAATGTCCCTCCTCAGTCGAGAGCGTTGTGGAACGAAAGAACCTCGTCGACGTACACAGCATTGACGTGCGGCAGGATGTCATGAAGGAACTCGCCGTCACCTGCGTAGGTCTCGGGGATGCGCTGAGCGCCGATCACGTCGCGGCGGATGATCGCCTGCCCGATGTCGACCGTGCCGATCATCACGTTCGTGGGGGCAGCGTGCAGGACGCCGAGCACTGAGTGCTGCTGGGAGACGACGATCGCTTCGGCCTCGGCGTTGTGGCGTGAGAACAGCTTCCACAGGTCCGGATGCACCACCGTGTCGTCGTCGAGGAACATCACCCAGCCGTCGGTGATCTCGTCCAGCAACGTGTTCTTGACGGCTTGGCCTCCGACGTGACGCTTCGCCATGTCGAAGCGGATGTGCCAGATGAAGTCGGCGCGTCCCCAGGCGGCCAGCGACTCGGCGATCGCCGGCAGATTGTGCGGGCGCGTGCAGGCGGTCAAGACGTGCAGCATCAGATCCGCCGCAGGAAGCCGCTCGGGTTCCAGGTGATGCCGAAGAGCTCGCGATCGCGGTCGGGCTCGAAGCCGTCGTTCTCGGTCAGGAAGTCGGAGATAGCTCGAGCGGCCTCGGGCACGACGCCGTCCTCGCAGATGAAGTAGTGCCCCGGCTGGACGAGGGTGCTGTAGACCCGCAGCACGGCCAGCGTGTTCTCGTAGGTGTGGGAAGAGTCCTCGATCACCAGCGCCGTGCGACCGGCCACCAGCTCGGCCACGTTCGGGTACTGCTCGATGGCGTCACCCATCAGGTTGGTGATGCGCGGATGCGCAAGGACCGCTCCTTGCCAGGTGGGGTCGATGTCGACACCGATCACCTGCCCGTGATCCATCACGTCGCAGAAGTGCGCCAGCTTGAGCAGGTGGCCTCCCTGGTAGGAGCCGACCTCGACGATCACCTCTGGCCGCGTCGTCCACAGGATCTCCTCGTAAACCCAAGCATCGAGGGGGTTCTTGAGCGTGGGGATTCCGCAGTAGGTCGTCAGCTCCATGATGCGGCCCTGCATCTGTTCGAGGACGCCGGGAAGATCGTTCACCATCAGTCGTTCAGGTAGACGAGCCCTAGCCCGCCCCACTCGGCTTCGGGGTCTGCGATCAGCTCTTCGGTCATCCAGCCGAAGCGCTTGATCTCCTTCCACAGCCACCAGACCTGAATGTCGGGCCAGGTGCGGCTTGGCGGCAGGATGTCGTGGAAGACGACGACGCCGGGGGCTCGGACCATCGGTCGGTAGTTCTCCCAGTCGTCTCGAACCTCATCGTAGAAGTGGCCGGCGTCGATGAACAGCCAGTCGTAGGGGCCGTAGCCGCGCACCTTCTCGATCGTGTGCTTCTTGCGCGAGTCGCCCTTGATCACCTGCAGGTCGAGCTCGTGGATGTTCCACTCGTCGTACAGACGACGGTTGTCGACGCCGACGAGGTAGGAGTCGACGGAGACGATGACGTCGGCCCAGTCGGCGCGCTGCAGCCAGTGGAAGAGCGTGCCGCCGTGGTAGGTGCCGATCTCGAGGATGCGCTCCGGCTTGCGGCGATCGAACATCTCCAACAGCTGCGAGAACTCTTCCTCCCACTGGAAGATGGGGACCGGCGCCGGAGGGCCGTAGCCCTCCGCCTGCTCAACGAGCTCGACGGGCATGACGACGTCTGCGAGGTCGGGGGCCGATGCGACGATCGGCGAAGGCCTTCACGTAGTAGGGATCGTCCTCCCAGAGCTCGGTCTCGGAGAAGTCTGGCGACAGCATCTCCAGGCAGGGCCGCGTCACTCGGTCCCAGGAGAAGCCGTACTTGATCACCTCCGGCGAGAAGTAGGTGTCCTCGGACATGCCGGCTGGGTAGCGTCGCCACGCGCGCTCGTCCCAGCGCAGGCCCTTGTTCCAGAGGATGCGGCGGACGATGCAGTTGCCGCCGGTGTTGACGGCGCAATGGCGTTCTTCCTCAGCGGTGCGCAGACCAAGTTGGCCCAGCCTGCGCTTCCGCTTCAGGATCTTCTCGACGTGCTCGCACCAACCGGGCAGGAAGCGCATGTCGTTGTCCGCTCGGTGCAGAAGCGTGGCGTTGTCGGGCGCCTGCTCCCAGCCACGGTTGGTCGCGTAGCCCGGATAGAAGTTCCGCCACAGGAACTCGTGCGGGTGCTTCTCTTTGATCAGCCAGTCGATTGTGCCGTCCTCAGAACCGTTGTCGATCACGTTGTAGGTGAAGGGGATCTCGATCGTCGACAGGTAGCTCTCGATCGCCTGCTTCGTCAGCTCGAGCCGGTTGTAGGTGACGAAGGTGGTGTGGATTCTCACTTGAACGACTTCTGTCGTTTCGCGTAGGTCTGCCGGTCGCGCTGGAACTGACGGAAGCCCTTGTCGTAGGTGGCGTCTCGTTCCTCGCCGGTGAAGGCCGGATGCTTGTGGCAGATGCGCGCCTTGTGGGCGAAGGCCCACTCGTGCCGGCGCTGCGCCAGCTTGCAGATCTCCACGTCCACCTGGTTGTGGTCGTAGCCCTCGTGACAGAGAACACCGGGCCCGTCGTTGGATGCTCCGCGCTCGACGACGTAGGAACGCCGCACCATCGGGTGCGTCGAGAACTCGCCGCGCATCACCGATGGGTTGGCACAGTCGTTGGAGCCGATCACGCCCAGCTTCGTTTCCTCAGCCATCAGCAGGAGCTCGTAGTCCCAGCCCGCCTCGAACTCGATGTCGTCTGCGCCCAGCAAGCAGAACTTGCGGTCCGTGCGCGCGAAGGCATGGTTCATCTTCCGCGGGTACTCGGAGCGCCCGCCCTCGACCGTCAGCACACGGGCGCCGGTGTGCAGGCAGGCGTCGTAGTTCGCGGTGTCGCCCGCGGTGCAGATGAAGATGACCGAGAAGTCGACGATCGAGATCGTGCTCGCGATCGAGGCCACGACCTTCTTGGCGTTCTCGGGCCTGCCCAGCACGGGGATGAAGATGTCGATCACGCCGGCACCGCCGTCTTGAAGCTCGAGTAGACGCGCGCCTTGGAGGAACCGGAGCGTTCGGTCAGCCAGTTGGCCGCCAGCGCCAGCGCGATCACGCGGTCGTCGTGCTGGAAGCGATCGTGGTCGATGCGGTAGACGTTGGGCGACGACTCCTTCAGCCGCACGTTTCGCAGTTCGTCCAAGAGCTCGGGTTCCTCCGGGATGGCGAGTGAGTGTTCACGGATCAACTGCAGGAGGACGTTGGCGAGCTTCCCAACGGACGACGCAGAGAATACAAACTCCGAGACGTGGAGGCCCTTGCGCTTGAGACGCTGGGCCAGATGCACCGCCTGGTAGGGGTCGAAGCGCACCGAGGCCCGGTTGTAGCGCGAGGCCGCCTCCTCGATCCAATCCTCCACCTGCTGCAGCTGCACCGGCTGCTTGAGCGAGCCGTGCCAGACCTGCATCCGGTCGAGAACGACGGTCGGATGTTCGTGACCTTCCTCACGCTCGGCGTGGCAGACGCAGGCGACGGTGGCGTCCGCGGTCAGACCGACGTCCAGCCCGATCACGTAGCGCTTGCCCCGCTCCGGCTCCTGGTAGCCGTCGAGACGGATCGCTGCGATCAGGTCTTCCTCTGTCGCCAGCCGATCCTCGCCGGCCGCCCACTCGTTCAGGAACAGCCGCCGGAATGAGCTTTCCGGCAGCCGCCGGCGCTCGCCCTCCAGACGTTGCTCGTTCATCCAGGGAGGCGGACCGTGCACTTCGTGCACACGCCAGAGCTCGTCATCACGTGCGGCCTGGATCACGCGGGCAGACCAGTGAGCCGGATCAGAGGCGGTCGTCAGCAAGACCATCCGCGAGTCGGCCATCTTGGCAGCCGCCGTCGAGACCGCCTCGTAACAGCGCTGCGGGGGAGGAGTCGTGTGCCACTGACCGATCTCGTCGACGATCACGAAGTAGGGACGCAGGCCCCAGAGCGTCGCCTGGTCTGCGGGCAGGATGTGCAGCATCGAGTTGGTGGCGTGGAAGTAGACCTTGTGCTCTCTGACGGTCAGCGTGCCCTGGAGCTCGGGGGTGCGGCTGTAGAAGCCCGCGACCGAATCGAGTAGCAGCGCAGCCTGGTCTCGAGCAGCGGCCAGCCCGTACATGCGCGTGTGCGGCGGCGACTGTGTGAGCCCGACCGCGATCGCCATGCCGGCCAGGTCGGAGGTCTTGGAGCCCCCACGGGCTCGCGTGAGGAAATGGTTCGGCCTTCCCTCACGGTCGAGCACGGCGCGGGCGTCCTCCCACTGGAACTCCGCTGCCGACTCACCCCAGCGGCGCCCATCCTCGAGGACGAGAGCAGAGAGAACGTCGAGCGCTTCGCTCACGCGGCCAGAATCCTGCGGCCGATCCACTCCGCCACGTTGGCGGTGACCGCATCGCCGAGTGCCGCATAGCGCTTCGAGTCCGTACCCTGTGCCGTCCAGCCGTCGGGCAGCGATTGCAGGCGTTCGCACTCGATCGGTGTCAGGCGACGGACGCCGATCTCCGAAGCGGCCAGCGACACACGATCGTGCTGCTGTCCATTCTTCGAGGAGAGCGAGAGTGCCAGCGGCGACTCCAGTGCCCGCAGGTCTGCGCCCTGTGTGCGTTCGGGCATGACGTTGAAGGTGCGGACGAGTGGCTGGCGATCTGTACGCGAGCCGCCGGCGCCGTTGGCTTTCAGGGTGCCGTTCTCGCAGTCTTCGACGTAGTAGCTCTCGTCGTTCACGAAGGTGTCCTGGCCACTTCGGCCCGAGCCAGTACGGCTTCCAGAGCCATCCGCAAGTGCGTAGGCAACTTCCGTCCCCGGCGATCGGAGCGCAGAAGAATGCCCTTCGCAGCGCGTGCCGAGAGCGAGTACCTCGCCGCAACGTTCTGCGGCGGCTCGAGTATCTGCGCGAGAGTAGGTTCCGAGGATGAACACCCGTCTTCGGCGCTGGGGCACTCCGAAGTAACGGCTGTCGAGAATCCTCCACGCCACGCCGTACCCGATGTCGGCCAGCGTTCCAAGCACGACTCCGAAGTCCCGACCGCCGTTCGAGGAGAGGAGTCCGGGTACGTTCTCGAGGAGAAGCCATCGAGGTCGAACAGACTCAGCGATTCGGGCGAACTCGTAGAAGAGCCCTGATCGGTCTCCCTCAAGTCCTGCCCGTCGGCCGGCGATGGAGACGTCTTGGCAAGGAAAGCCACCGCAGAGTAACCCGTTCCGGGCTTGCCACCATCCGAGGGCAACTGATGAGCCACTTCCGTCAGCACCAGCTCCCCCCGCTGGTTCTCCGACAAGCCGAACGTCTCGAAAGACGGGGACCCCGGGCCAGTGTCGGGTGAGGATGGCGCGTCGCCATTCGTTCGACTCACAGAAGAAGGCGTGGCGGTAGCCGGCTCTCGAGAGGCCGAGATCCATTCCTCCGATGCCGGAGAAGAGCGACCCGACACTAGGCACCGACTGTGGCTTTCGAGGTTCGCGCCTTCTGCCCCTCCGAGGCCAGTGCCGAGAGGGCGTCGTCCATGCGGGTGTCTTCCTTTGCCATCTCCGACACGACCTGGCGCAACTCGCCGAGCGCGGTGATCGACGTCTTGATCGCGTTCAGGTAGAAGCGCGCGACCTCGGGCACCTTGCCGTCGTCGGCGCCGACGATCGGCGTCTTCGAGAAGTAGTCGTCGCAAGCGACGACGTGCGCGCGCGTTCTGCAGTAAAGGTCGAGCAGCTCCTGGCCCTGCCACGAGAGCTCGTTCATGCGCAGGCCCATCCGTCTCACGAGATCGCGCTTGAGAATCCCGACCTTGTGACCGGTGATCGCATTCGCAGGCTTCACTCCGGCGGGCCGGCGTACGTAGACGCCCGTTGGCATCGCAACATCGTAAGGGCTCTAAACGGACGACGCGCCGTTTTCACGTGAAAACGCTCCGTCTCGCTTTTTCCTGAGAAGCGCGCGCTGGAAAAGTTGCGTTCC